AGAAAAGAAAGAAGTCAAGCAGCCATCTTTCACTAATCTCGGTACGAGGCTTGACTTACTCAATGCAGATCATAAGGCAATAAAATATGTTCAGTCTAGACAAATTCCGAAAGAAAAGTATAGCAACTTTTATTACAGCCCTGATTTCAGTAAGATCATGGCCGATTTTGACAGAACCGGACATAAGGAAGCCAGACTCGTCATACCGTTCTACAATGAGGTGGGTGAGCTTGTTGGGGTTCAAGGCAGAGCAATTGATGACGAAAAAGCGATCAGGTACATCACGCTCAAAAAAGAAGGGCAAGAAAGGCTCTGGTACAATCTAGATAAAATAGATCCAAGGTCAACTATATATGTTACCGAAGGTCCTATTGATTCAATGTTTATTCCAAATTGCACAGCGATGCAGGGTGCAGGTTGGCTTGAAGAATTGCCTCCAAAGATTGCAAAATCAAAAGTAGTGTTCATATTTGACAATGAACCTAGAAACGCAGAAATTTCTGCATTGTTGGGTAGATACATAGATGCCGGAAGAAACGTAGTAATCTGGCCATCTGAAATAGACAAGAAAGACATCAATGACATGGTTATCGCATATGGAGAAAAAACAACCATGAAGTTGATTATCAATAATGTTTATTCTGGACTTAAAGCTAAAATGAAGTATACTTACTGGAAGAAAAATTAACATGAATAATAATAATGAAGACATGTCTGATGAAGATCTAGAAAAAGGTAGTGAAGCTTATTTAATGTTCGTTCATAGATTTTCTGAATACATCAAGGAGATGGACAGAGAACTTTGGCATAAAGCAAGAGAATACGCCCAAGACTTTACCAAGATTGATGGCGTTACTATTGAACTTATAGATGATGATGAAGAGGATACAGATGACAGAGACGACGCAAAACGCGGATCAGACTAATATTAAAGTTCTAGATCACGGTCACGTTCAACTGGTTGACTACATGGGATCTGATCTCAGCGTTGTCAATGCTGCTCGCGTTTCCTTTAACAAGGAAAGTGATTGGGATGGCGAACATAATTGGACAGGCTATCGTGAAAAAAAATTGTCTGACCGTGATGCTAAACTTATTAATTATCTTGCAAAGCACAATCACTTTACTCCATTCTGCCACGCTCAAATCAGTTTGAGAATAAAATGTCCAATTTTTGTCCGTGCACAACTCGGAAAGCACCAAATCGGTCTTGTCATGAATGAAGTCAGCCGGAGATATGTCACATTTGAGCCCGAGGTTTATATTCCCCTTTGGAGAAGTGCCCCAACAAACGGAGCAAAGCAAGGCAGTTCCGGTGCAATTGAAGATATGGATCTTTGCATCAAACTAAGACAAGAATATGAAGGAATTGCAAAGGAATGTATTGATCTTTACAATCGTCTGTTGGTCGATGGTGTTGCGCCAGAACAGGCAAGATCTATTCTCCCCCAAGGAACTTATACGGAATTTGTGTGGACTGGTTCTCTCTACGCATTTGCCCGCGTTTATAACTTGAGAATCGATAGCCACGCACAATGGGAAATTCAAAAATATGCTGAAGCAATAGATAAAATTGTTGCTCCACTCTTCCCAGTTTCGTGGAAAACTCTAACAACTAAATAAAGACACCAACCAAGGAGTAGCCTATTATGGCAGAAAATTTGTCACCATTTCAATCGTTTATTTTCATCTCGCGTTATTCTCGCTGGATTCCTGAAAAGAATCGCAGAGAAACCTGGGATGAATGTGTAGACCGTTGGTGGAATTATTTTACAGGTAAAGTTCCGCAACTTGCAGAGCGTCCTGACGTAAAAGAAGCAATCCTCAATCTTGAGGTTCTGCCTTCCATGCGCAGTCTAATGACTGCAGGCACTGCTCTGGATCATGACAACACTTGCTTGTATAATTGCTCGTACTTGCCAATTGACAGCCTTGATTCATTTGCAGAACTTTTTGTAATTCTCATGAATGGAACTGGTGTTGGATATTCTGTTGAGCACCAATACACAGATAAACTTCCACAGGTTGCAAACAAAATTGAAAAAACCTTCAACATTACTTACGTTGTTGAAGACTCTAAAGAAGGTTGGGGCAACTCAGTTAGATTCTTGATGGATCATCTTTATGCTGGTCGCCACGTTAAGTGGGATCTCAGTAAGATTCGTCCGTCGGGTGCAAGACTAAAGACCTTTGGTGGTCGTGCAAGTGGTCCCGCTCCTCTTGACAATCTATTCAAGTTTATTGTCAAGGTGTTCTACAATGCACAGGGACGTAGGCTCACTGCTCTTGAGTGCCATGACATCTGCTGTGCCATTGCAAACGCAGTCATCGTAGGGGGTGTTCGTCGCTCTGCCATGATCTCTCTCAGCGATCTTTCGGATCGTGAGATGGCTCTCTGCAAGAGCGGTGCTTGGTGGGAGCAGGCTGGTTTCCGTTCCTATGCAAACAACTCTGCTGTATATCGTGGCCGTCCTCCAATGGGTCAGTTCCTTGAGGAATGGACTTCGCTATACAACAGCCACAGCGGTGAGCGCGGAATGATTAACCGCAGGGCATTGCAGGAGCAAGCAGCCAAATGGGGTCGTGATGAAACCTGTGAGTATGGAACAAATCCATGCTCGGAGATTATTTTAAAGCCATTTGAATTCTGCAATCTTTCAACAGTCGTTGTTCGTCCTGACGATACAGCAGCATCTCTGAAGAAGAAGATTGAGATTGCCACCATCATCGGCACAGTTCAATCAACATTTGTTGACTTTCCATATCTTCGTCCAGAGTGGAAGAAGAACTGCGAAGATGAGCGTCTTCTCGGTGTCAGCATGACTGGAATCTATGACAACAAGTTGACCAGTGGGCTCGAAGGCAAGCCAAAGTTGGTACGTCTACTCGAAACCCTCCGCGATCACGCAACCGCAACAAACATGAAGTGGGCAGAGAAGCTTGGTATCAATCCAAGCAAGTCCATCACATGCGTGAAGCCAGAGGGAACAACCTCATGCCTTGTTGATTCGGCATCAGGTCTTCACCCACGTTATGCGGAACACTATTATCGTAGAATTCGTATTGATAAAAAGGATCCAATTTATAACCTCATGAAGGATCAAGGCGTTCCTTGCGAAGATGATGTGATCAATCCTAACAACACAGCGGTCTTCACCTTTGCTATGAAGGCTCCAAAGGGTACAACTACAACGGAAGATCTCCGTGCATTGGATCACTTGGATCTGTGGAAGACTTATCAGGAACATTACTGCCATCACAAGCCATCAATCACCGTCAACTACAAGGATTCAGAGTTCCTTGAGGTCGGTAACTGGCTCTGGGAAAACTTCGATGTCGCAACAGGCATCTCGTTCCTTCCCGGTGGTGACAATCACACATACGCTCAGGCTCCATTTGAGCAAATTGATTCTGCGACATATGCAGCGCATCCGAAGGTTAAGGTTAACTTCAAGGAGCTCTCTAAATATGAGGCAGAAGACAATACTGAGTCGGCAAAGGAATTTGCCTGTGGTGCTGGTGGTTGCCAGATAGTCTGATTCACTTTCCTCTGTAGCTCAGCTGGTAGAGCAGAGAGCTGTTAACTCTCGGGTCACTGGTTCAAATCCAGTCGGAGGAGCATAAATGACCCCGCAGGGTTTACCCCTGCGGGGTTATAAATATTGGTATGCTGAGATTTAAACAATTTTTGATTGAAGGAATTGTTCCTTTTTATCATAAAACATCCCCAGAATATGCTAAAAAATTAGAAAGGGGAGAAAGAATTGCTCCCGGTGGATTGAGTGTTTTTATAGACCCAGAACAGGCCACAGCATACAATTTTTCTACTTCTAGAGGAACAGTTCCAGAAGATGCAGTTACTGTTTCTGGTAAAATTTCTCATCGTAGGCTTCTTCCAGACATTGAATGGAATCCTGAAACATATAAAAAAATGTTTATTCGTATTGCGCAGAATATACAAAACGATCCAAATTATAGAGTTCCATCTATTACTCAAACAGCCAATACTTCTCGCGGAGTATCCTCATTCGTTACACCAGGAATTACTACGGAAGTAGATCCTGCAACAGGCAAAAAAAGACTCACAAGAAATTGGGAACCAGAATTTAAAGTGGTGGGAGATAAACTACAAATTCCTAAACCTTTTAAAATATCAGATTTTCCTGTTGAATTTCAAGATGCGGGAAAGCCCGTCGAAAAAGTAGATATTGATGATCCTAGAGTAAAACCTGTTGTTACATCAAAAAGTAGAGTATACCCGGATGGAAAATCTAATAGACCAGATTTTACTCAATGGGGTGGTAGAGGAACTTCTGGAGAAGACACTTATGTGGATCCATTTTCTGGAAAAATAAAAAAAGGAATTTTTGGATTTAAAGAGTTGAGAGATTTGGATGTTATGAGTAATAAAGGTGAACTTAAACAAATAACCGTTGATGCAATGAAAGCAGAAAGAAAAGCAAAGCAAGAAGCAAATGAAAAAAATGTCCAGCCACAATTTTTTGGATATAGAATGAAGGGTGGATCACCTCTTCCAGATACAACAGTTTCTAAAGGTTCCAACGCAACCAAACAATTGGGTGCAGCAGGTTTAGCAGCTGCTGGAGCAATAGCAGGATCTGCATTAACAACAGGAGTACAAGCTACTACTGATGTTTTAGGAATGGTTGGTGCTCTACCAGCTCCAAAAGATAGAATGCAAATTGAAAAACAATATCATTCCGATATTGGACTTGAATTTGATTTGAGCCCAGAAGGGGAACTGGAAATGAATCCTGCTGGAAGAGAAGCAGCAAGAAAAAGACAGAATCGGGGAATTAATTTTCCATCCATGTTTAGAAAATAATTTTTGTAGATAAAAATTAAAAAATTTTACCCCCGAAAGGGGGTTTTTTATTCTAAATATTTTTGCCATGTTGCTGAGGGCATTAATCCTCGCAGTCGTGATGGCGACAAGCACAGCTTGCAATTCGCTATCGTCTCATCCAAAACAAGTTGAATCTGAACAGGAAAAAACACAAGGAGTAGCGGAAGTCCCCGCATTCTTATTGGATTCTTCGAAGTACGATTCCATCGGACTAGCTGAGGACGACCGCTACTCCTGTGTAGGT